TTAATTTGTAATTTACCTGCCTATGAAGTGTGGGTCAGAAAAGAATATCTCCTAGACCACAAAGGTGGTCATGGAGAGTTTGTAAAAGGAATATGGGTATCTGCTAAGAGTATACCAGGTAGAGCATTTTATTTTGAAACTTATCTGCCAGAGTATGCTGCTATGTTTGATAAGTTACCCATATCTGCTTTCCTAAGTGAACCAGAAATACCTGATCCTGATATGGAATTACATAATCTACAGTTTTGGAATTGTATGGATTATGGTGTGGTTGCAGTTCAGAAACAGTTTGTAGGATCAATGCATTATGAATTGTATACAAGAGATTATGGATCACAAACAGGCACATATATTTGTACTTTAGATAATTATCATCAGGATGTTGATGCTGTGGATTATTCTACTAGTGAGAATCCACCAGAGCATAAGTCACATAATTTAATTGAATTAGATAATGGACAGTTTGCTCTGTATCCTAATAATAGAATGAGGATATATGATAATAGTTTGACACCAGAACCACCTAAAGTTCCTGATTTCAAAGTGTCTACTGTATTCTATCAAGTAGAAAATGGACATGATAGAGATGGACTAGGTAATGATGAAAACTATTTCTGGAAGACAAAGAAGGAAACAGAGGCAGAAGAATCAAGACAACCTTTTGATCCTGTAGGGACAGGAAATACTGCTGTCAGTATTAACATTGAACCTGAGTTAGGATAAATATAAATGATAATGCCACAAACCATGAAAACATATAAAGAGTTCATAGAAGATATTCAAGAGAGTAGTCTGTCTAGGATACAAAGCAAATCTCAAAAGAGTGGTGTAGCAGCCATTTCAGCAGATCGTGGCAATCTTTCAAGAAAAGAAAATCAAGCAAGGTCACAGCAGTTACAAAAAGATATTCGTGGCAAATTTGGTAGAGGTCCTACTAAAGTAAAAGGATCATATCTAGAAAATCCTGGTTCAAAAGATGAAAGAAAAGTAAAAGAAAAAAGTTATGTGATAGACAGAGGTAAAATGGGTAAGAGAAAGTTTAAGAAAGAAGTTAAGAAACTAGGTAAGAAGTATGGACAGGATTCAGTATTGACACAAACTAAAAAAACTGGTACACTACATAGGACAAGGAAAGGTGGATTAGATAAGAAAGGTGAGAATGTAGGAAGATTTCAACCACAAGGGAAGAACCCATATGGGCAATCTCAAATCAAAGGAAAAACTTTTGCATACAACAAATGACAAACAAACTTTATGATGACTCCAATTGGAGAGAAGAATACAAAGGTTGGACAACCAACAAAAGATACCTTGAACTCTTAGAGAATGGTCCTAAACAACTTTCTCAATCATGGGTACTTGGTGCTTTGTATAGTGACTGGAAAAAAAGAAAAGGATATAATAAGTATGATCCAAAAGAAAATGAAGGTCAATGTCAATCAAGTTTAGCAGATTGGGAACAAAGTATAAAAAAATATAATAAATGAACAACAAATATATCTTTGATGTTGATGGAACATTGACTCCTTCCAGACAACAGATTGATCATGATTTTGAAAGATACATGCTTGACTTTTCTGATAAAGAAGAGGTGTATCTTGTCACAGGTAGTAATAGAGAAAAAACTATAGAACAAATAGGAGATAAATTATTCCAAAAAGCAAAGAGAGTTTATAACTGTTCTGGTAGTGATGTCTATGAAGGGGATGTAAATGTCTACAGAGATGAGTGGGAGATACCTAGTGATGTAGAAGAATTTTTGATGGATGAATTACATCATAGTAAGTTTCCAGTTAGAACTGGAACACATATAGAAAGAAGACCTGGTGGAATTAATTTTAGTATTTTGGGTAGAGGTCAAGGAGTTGTATTAGAGGAAAGAGATGAGTATGTTAAATGGGATAGAAAACATGATGAAAGAAAAAATATAGCAAGAAAAATAAAAGAAAGATTTCCTGATTTAGAAGTACAAGTTGGTGGTCAAACTGGTTTAGATATTTCACCATTAGGTAGAAATAAAGGACAGATATTAAGGGATTTTGGTAAAGATGATTTTATATATTTCTATGGAGATATGATGGCAGAGGGACAAAATGATTTTCCTTTAGCAAATCTTATAAGGACTAAGAAATTAGGATTTACATATCATGTTCATAGTTATGAACACACATGGGATATCTTACATCTTCATATACCAGATGAAACCAGATAAAAAAGTGGCACATTAAATATAGATTAGTATATACATACAAGTATAATAAGGGTATAGATAAATGATTTGATTATGACTGCACCCTTTGAGATTAAAATGACAGAAAAAGAAGCATTTGATGGATTAAAATCCAATTATGGCACAGAGTTTACTGCTGCTGATGTCAGAGCATTTTGTGCTATGAATGATATTGGTTATTCAACTGTTACAGGAAAGATTAAACAGTATAAAGTTGGTAAGGGAAAGTGGAATCTCAAAGTGACTCCTAAAGCAGTTAAGAGAATAGAGAAAGCATTTGAAGCACCTGCTGTAGTTCCACAATCAGAACAGAATCTAGTTCCAGATACAGATAATACTTTTGTTAAGTTTGGTCCTTTCACTGATATTAAGAAGATAATATCATCTAAGATATTCTATCCTACATTCATCACTGGTCTATCAGGTAATGGTAAAACATTTGGTGTAGAGCAAGCATGTGCACAGTTGAAGAGAGAACTTATCAGAGTCAATATCACTATTGAGACAGATGAAGATGATCTGATTGGTGGATTTCGTTTAGTCAATGGTGCTACAGTTTGGCACAATGGTCCTGTTATTGAAGCACTTAACAGAGGTGCTATCTTACTTCTTGATGAGATTGACCTTGCTTCAAACAAGATACTATGTCTTCAATCTATACTTGAAGGTAAAGGAGTTTTCCTTAAGAAGATTGGTAAGTTTATTAAACCAGCAAAGGGATTTAATATCATTGCAACTGCAAACACTAAAGGTAAAGGTTCAGATGATGGTAGATTTATTGGTACTAATGTTCTTAATGAAGCATTCCTTGAGAGATTCCCAGTAACCTTTGAGCAAGAGTATCCAGCACCTTCTGTTGAGAATAAAATATTAACAGCAGTTGCTAAGAATCTTGGTGTTGATGATGCTGACTTCTGTAAGAGACTTGTTGATTGGGGTGACATCATTCGTAAGACATTCTATGATGGTGGTGTTGAGGATATCATCAGTACAAGAAGACTAGTTCACATAGTTCGTGCTTACTCTATATTCAATAACAAAGCAAAAGCAATCCAAGTTTGTGTAAACAGATTTGATGATGAGACAAAGCAATCATTCTTAGAGTTGTATGACAAGGTTGATGCTGACTTTGAATTACCAGTTGACTCAGATACAAATTCTTGATATACTGGTGAGGTATAGAGAGTATTATGTCTAAAGATTTAGAATGGATTGAAAAGAGTGGTGGTTTTGAGTGGACTCCTGGTTCACCTTGGCCACCAGAAGTTGAACACTCTGATTATTATTATGATTACACTAGAAATGATCCAGACAGAGAAAACCCATTCACTGATCCAAAAGACAGAGAGAGGGCATTCAAAGTGACAGGAAACTGGGAAGAAAACACAAAGTGGATTTATGAATCCCCTGATAAAGGTAAAACTGTTTACAGATATGTAAGTGGAAGAGACCCAAGAACAAGAGAAAGAGTAATTATTAATGATGGTGAATCAAAAGATAATTTAAAGTATCAGGAGGATAAGAGTCTAAAGGATCTTACAGATTATGTTAATACAACATATGAAGGACATTATACATCTGATCAAGGAGATAATGTTCAAACACTTGATATCATTGAATCTGTTGGAGATGCAAAGTCATTTTGTAGATCTAATGCAATCAAATACTTAACTAGGTATGAGAAGAAAGGACAGGCAAAGCGTGATATACTAAAAGCAGCACATTATTGTTTATTACTTTACTATTTTGATGGACACACTAACTGATATGAAACTATCTGACAAAACAATTAAGTTATTAAAAAACTTTTCATCTATTAATCAATCTATACTTTTTAAAGAAGGTAGTAAGTTGCGTACAATAAGTGTTATGAAAAACATTTTAGCAGAAGCAACTGTAGATGAAGAGTTTCCAAAAGACTTTGGAATATATGATCTAGTTCAGTTCTTAAATGGATTGGATCTACATGAAACTCCTGAGTTAGATTTTACTAGAGATGAGCATGTAGTCATCAAAGAAGGTAAGATGAGATCTAAGTATTTCTTTGCTGATCCATCAGTGATTGTATCACCTCCAGATAAACCTTTATCATTACCAACACAGGATGTTTGTTTTGTTCTTAGAAGTCAACAGTTAGAGAAACTAAAGAAAGCATCATATGTTTATGCTTTACCTGATATCTCTGCTATTGGAGAAGATGGTGTTGTTAAACTAGTTGCAAGAGATAAGAAGAATGATACATCAAATGATTTTTCAATTGTAGTTGGTGAAACAGATAAGAAGTTTACATTTAATTTTAAAGAAGAAAACTTGAAGATTATACCTGGTACATACAATGTTGTCGTCTCTTCAAAACTTTTGTCTAAGTTTACAAGTGAAGATTATGACTTAACTTACTACATAGCATTAGAACCTGATTCTACTTTTGAATAATGAAACTTTTACTTGCATCACTTATAGCACTCACACCTGTTTCAGCAAGTGCTGATGATGTCATAGGATGGGAAACAACCAGCAAAACTTGCTATAGGGAAACCTATAGAGAAGAGTATATACCTGGTACAAAAAAAGATCCTGGTTATGTAAGAACTTTTAGTGAACTACTTGAAGTTCCCTGTCAAGATGATTATGCTGATTCTGATCCTATTATTAGAAGAGAAACAGTAGTTGAGTATGATGATAATGATTGTACAGATGGAAAAGTTGCTGGTGCAGTTTTAGGTGGTGGACTTGGTGCTGCCATCTCTAGAGATGATGGAAGATGGTGGGCAATTCCACTAGGTGCAGTTATAGGAAGTAAGATTGGGTGTGATGCTGCAGGAGGTTAACTCATGAACAATATAGGATTAGAAATTGTATTTTGGACAGTGCTATCATTATATGTGTTAGCAAAAACAGGAGTCTTTAAAAAGACTAATAGAAAAAGTTACTCTAGAAAGAAAAGGAAAAAATGATTTTTTTAGCTTGCCCACCAGTTTATACTTTGCCTGGTACTTGGAATGACCCAGAGAAAATTGCAAAGTGTAATGATACTTTGATACCACATTTTTCATTTAATCCTGATTTTACATTTGGTATCTCTATTGCAGTAATTACTATCTTATTAGCAGGTTATGGAATCTATAAAGGATTTTTTGCTAACAAAGGATTAGCAGATCCTTGGGATGATCATGATGACTAATCTAATTGAAAAGAATGATCCAAGATACTTTTCAGTAACTTCTGATGAACTTTATGATAGACATAATTATAAGATAGTTTCCTCAAGTAAAACTTTTATTGTGGAGTCTTGGCAAGAGGTTCAAGAGTGGTGGTGGAATAATTGTAATGCATTAAATTTTGATGCAGTTGTACATGTTGTTAATAAACCAAGAAAAAAATCTAAGGGATTTTAATGAAACATATATTGTTTGACTTAATAGATTGTCCTTCTGATCTTTTAGATAATGAAGAGTTTGTAAGATTAAGTGTATGGACTGCTGCTAAAGAATCTAAATCAGAATTGATTAACATATCATGTCATAAGTTTGAACCACAGGGAGTCACAGCACTTGCCATGCTTGCTGAAAGTCATTTAAGTATTCACACTTGGCCAGAAAAGAATATTGCAAAATGTGACATTTTTACTTGTAGTGATAGCAATGATCCAAAAGCAGCTATAGAATATTTAAGGACACAATTCAAAGCAATGGAAGTCAGAAGATGGACTTGCAATAGATCATTATGAAAGAATTTGATTATGGACTTGATTACAAAACTATTGATTTTACAATTGAGGAAAACCGCAAACTTTATCGCATTGGAAGGGGGGAACAAGGAGTGTTACTGGTACGCCCTTACACTAACAATATATGCACTCATTGGAGATTTATAAATGAAACTACTGCTCGCAAATCTGCTGATAAAATCTACTCCATGTTTTGTGAATATAAGAAGCAACAGGATTTCATTGGAATGGATATGGCAAGGAAGTTTCTTGAGATGGGATTTACTCGCGCCCGTAGGTATGCAAATCATCCTAGTGGAAAGAAGTACGCTAGCGATGGTTCCATATCACCGCAGTCGCCAACCGCACTACACTGTGAAAAGTCCCGTGCTGCAACTGTTTTCAAAAAAGTAAGAGATAAGGCTGCATATGATGAGAAGTATGTTATAATGAGAAAAGAATGGAGGGCATCTGAATGAACATTTTTGTAACTGATCCATCACCAACATTATCAGCACAATCATTACCTGATAAACATATTGTCAAGATGCCATTAGAATCTTGCCAAATGCTTGCCATAGTCTGTTCAGAGAAATGGGGACATGGATATGGTAAATTACATAAGAAAGATGGTACAGCATACTTTACAGACAAAGGTGCCTTTAGAAACCATCCTTGCACTGTCTGGGCAAATGAATCTAACATCAATGCATGGTGGTTAGTTGCACATGCAATGGCACTTTGTGAAGAGTATACTCATAGATATGGTAAAGTTCATAGTTGTGAGAAAGCTGTTCTAGAAGCAGGTCATCTTATCCCATTTACTTTAGATAGACCAAAATCATTTGCATTTGCAGGACCAGATCAGTTTAAGTATGATACAAGCATTGACATCTTCACTGCATACAAGTATTATATAAGATCTAAACCATGGGTCTCATCAAATTATCTGCGTGACCCTTCAAGAAAACCAAGTTGGGTATGAAAAAAGTATGGAGAATATGGGCAAAGGCACTTGGTGACAAGTCTGGTAAATCTGACAAAGAAGCAGACTATGTAGCAATCATAAGAACCTTTATCTTTCTCCAACTTATAATC